TTCTACACTCCACACTCCACCATACTGTACTATACTGTAAACCTTTTTTTCACTCCTCTTTCCACACTCCACACTCCACACTCCTCTTTTCACTTATTCCCTGGTAAATTTGATTTTATTGCATCTAAAACTTCTGCACTTGGGACATCTTGTGTGCTATCCCACAAAAATTTTAGTTCTGGGTAATTTGAATTTATTTGAGTTTTTGCCTTGGGTTCTGCTTTATTATAGACATATTTAAATAATTCATATGCGTTGTAATTTCCCGGAGGATCACCATACAAGTCGCATGGTTTCTTGCCGTTCTTAACCCAATTCAACAATGAACCAATTCCGTCTCCAAACGCGGGGGCGTATTTTACCTCGTTGTTAAAATTTAATAAACTCTTTGCTCTTATGTCGCCCGATACATTTACGGGCGGTAATGGCGCCGCGTCTTCCTCTTTTGTTACGCGAAGAAAGTAACCCGAAGGATTCCAATCATCCACCGACGCAATCGTATTATTTGGGTTTAATTTTATCTTACTCGGAGAGGTATTTACTATTGTTTTTATCGATAACCCATCATCTGGGTTGGTGTCAAACCTATTATCATTTTCTGCCGCACCGGCTAATGATGATTCAAAAGACTCATTGCCAAATACATAAATACTATAGGTCCCGGAGATGTTATTTGAGTTTGATTTATCAACTATCCCGGTTATTCTGTAATTAGAACCCTTGTCGGTTATTAAATCTCCTAAAATCAAAGGAGTGTCGGTAATCTTTTTTGGATCAACTTTACTTGAAACACACGCAGCGGATGAATATTTATTATTGTCTATTGGTATTGGGGATAAAGCAAGGGGTGCACTTGATGATTTTTGTACCACTTCCGTTGGTGATTCTGGCGTTGTTGATGGCTGTCCCGACTTCGATTTATTATATTTGGTACTAGGATCGATTGCGACATCTGAATAATATGCCACGTATTTATTAGAATCGCCTATTATCAAGAGCGTGGCAATATCGGGAGGACCATTCGCCACGCAACTTTCGGCAAACGCTGTAAGTGAAGAAGATTGAGGAATTTCGTATTCCTTCAAATTCAGCAATTTATAGTTTTTTTCTATTTCGTCTATATTCCACTGACCTTCATATAAAGGCTTCCTCATCCCCTCTTTTATATTTGATAACGACCAACCTCCTGCGATTATCGCAATAATCGTTATGAAAAATAAAAAAATCACAAATATTTTAATCATCATTATAATATTTGTATATACATTTTACCATACATTCATAATCCCATTATTTAATCTATTCATAAATTTATATATATTGGTTTTATCCAGCAACTTCATTTTTTCTAAACTCTTTCCATTTTCGTAAGATTCGCCTATCAATTCTATTATCAGTTTCTGAAAATCCCTTAACATCAATCTTTCATTTTCCTCGGTTTTGTTATCAAGAGCAGAATTTGTTATGAAAACATATCTATTATTGATTTTATAAATATTTTCAACAGACAATCCGCCAATTTCAATATTCAAAAAATCAATATAAGAAAGTTGTATATAGACGTCTTTTATTATTTTTTCCAAATCTCCATACTCCAACCTGGATTTGAACCTAGTTATACTTTCAGGTTTTGACAAAAAAGAAATCAACTCGGTTCGAAGATCTGTCACGCCCCCCCTTGTAGTTTTTTTTATTTCTAATTGAAAATGACCTTGTTGCGAGTATACATTCCCGATAACATTATCAACCCCGGTTTCGACTGTATCAACGAAAGAACCCATTCTTTCGTTTAAAGTATTAATGCTATAATCTACGACATGTTCACTCTCGTCAATAACTGTATCTATCGAAGATTTCCCTCCACGCTTAACGTCGACCTCGCTTTTGTTAATTATTTCTAAATCGAGCAAAGAAAAATAGTCGCGATTATATAGTTCTTCGTAACCCAAATTTTTGTCAATTTCAATTATTATTGAAGAACCTGCGTCTGAAAATTTAACCATCAATATAAAGACTCGTTATATTTTTACAGCCAGCGTCTTACCTCAAGTTTTGCGGAAATATAACATCCGACCATTACCCACATTGCGCGAGAATTCAACGATCCATTGTAAATTATCCATCCCAGTGCCTCGCAATGCGGAGACGGTACCAAAAACGCCGACGCTATGAATCCACGGATCGACAAAGGCGCACAAATATTAGAATAAATATGAACGGATGCATAATGAATAACCATCCACATAAAGTATATCGTCAAGCAATTAACCGCGGGACGAACAACGTCGTAGTTTTCCTTTATCATCTTAATGCAGAACATTATTGATGTTCTCGTGTTGTTTGATATTAATCCATCCACGATAAAATCAAATCAATTTTCCAAAACTTCCGTCCATCCCTGCAAAGTTTCATTGGAAATAAATGGAAGATCAACATGAGATTCCCACAAGTATCTACAAAACGTCCATTTGTAATCATATTCAGTTGGATATAAATGTGAATATTTATCTGATAAAAGAATATCCCTGTTTTTTGGCGACATCATGCTATGATAAGCTCTTGGAAAAACATACGCCAATTGCACGCCCGGCGTGACTGATTCACGATTTTCTATAATGAATGTAAAATCTCCCAACGGAACTCGGGAAACTACATCTTTTAGCAAAGGTGGGTAATGATATTCATATTTCCATCTCCAATCCGGACAATCGACCGTATAGTATTTGAAAACCCATTCAAGACCTTCTAAATAATTTTTACATATGTGATCAACGTCTGATTTAGTATTATCATTTTTTAAGTGATTGCTCTTTTGCCGGGACCGATCATCGCGAAACGTATGAAAAAGAGATTTATAATATCTCGACTCCCAGCCTTTTTCGCTAGGACATATATAAATTTCACCACCTCTGTATATTACTGGTGTACTTTGCAGAGTAAAATCCCGATCAGATTCAATTTCAGTTTTCCAAGTTCGTTTATCCCATTTCTTTCTCGTTTCATATTCCTGTAGAATATATTCATGTTCATTCTTGGAAAGCTCGCTAATAAAAAGATGAAGCCATTTCCACTGTATTTTTTTATCAATTTGCGATATAAATCCACGGTCCGCCTTGTTTCCTATATTATTTCTATATGTGTCCATTAATATTTGCATTCCGTGCGTCCTAATATTCAAACTAGGAAAGTGTGGTAAAAAATCGTTCCCCAAAAAGAAACATAGCATAACATAATCGTATATCCTAGACCGATCGGAAAATTCACAGCGCATTTCAAGCAAAATGGATTTAGACAATTTGACTATGTCCATAAAACAGCAAGACTTGGTTTCGTTTTCGATAGATGATATGCTATTCAAACTTTTAGCAAACTCGGGTTTCTCGCGGAATATGTAAAATTCCTTAAATTTCGAACAGTGGAAAATGGATAACATAATTAGATCCGAGTCCAATCCATAAACAAATCCGGTATCATCTGGATCAATATCCTGATTGCGAATATGACGGAACATTTTATGTTCACCTTCCCCGGCTTCATTTGACGTTGATACAATTATATCAATCCCGGAACTATCGTTATTAAAATGTTCATAGACCCTTTCGGAAAGAGCTTTCATAAAAGATGTTCCTGGAGTTACATTGGCAGTGGACCAACCGTTCGCGTTGACATTTACGTTTTTATACCGACGGCTTCGTTGCTGTTCCATTTTAGCAAGAGGCGCCACTCCGTCAAACGCGACATAAACGGATTTACTGGGACTTATCATATCAATAAAAAACTCTATTTTACTAATCGCGTTATCGATAATAACTTCTTCATAAGATTCAGAAGACGCAAAATCTTCAAACGGCAATCCCCTTACGATATCATATATTATAGAATTACAATCCATATAAAGGTGATCAAATATCATTCCACTCGATCTAAGTGAGGCGATATTTCGTATAATATTCGGATAATTGTTAATAATATACGAAAAATAACTCGGTATTCCCATTTAGTCTAAATGATATACCAAGAAATATTTATGTCATTTTTAATGAATAAATTAATATACAGATCTAATCTATACAAGACGGGAGTTAATGTTAACTAAAAAAACAAAACCTGATTCGACATCGCTAAAGATAACGCGAGAAATGCAAAATATCAATCCTACTATTGAGAATTTTCAAAATTTTATAAGCGAAAAGGTATCGAGAATTTACGACATCATTCAAAAAACCACATTATCGATACAAAAATATAAACTCCTAGACATATTTAGCAACAGCGATTTGATTTCGGCGCTGGACTCATTAAACGATTTATATAACAAAACAAACTCTCTCTCCTCCAAGAACGTTACCTCTTTATCTGAAATAGACGTCATTATGGCGGATTTGCAGTTTATTTTTGATAAGTTGTCGATGGTAATATTCAATTTCGGAACAAGAGACATAAACGATATATTGTACGTAACCATCGGCGGAGATTTCAATATAAAGGAAAAATTATCGGAGGAAATGATACAAAAATTAGATTTATTAAAGTACGTGTCTTTTATTGGATATAAGATTTTAACTTGCAAGAGCAAACCAGAAGGTCAATCCGCCGAAAACGAAACGCCTCTGTGTTGTGATAAAATCACCGAAAACAGCATAAATCTCGAAAATTCAAATCAATTAGAATGTTACGATCCGACCATCATTAGTAGATCATTCCATCACTCAGTATTTGGAATAAGAATTGCCATTAAAAATGAAAAAGAAGGAAAAATTATATTGTTATCGGGATCGGTTGACGATATTTCCATTGATTGGATATCTGAAAATAAATATATTAAAGCTCGAAAGAATGAAATAGAAAAATTACTTCAACATAAAAACAACCATGACATTGACGTTACCATTATGAAGAGACTATTGGAATCGTTTACTCTTAAAGATATTCTTATTTTAGGAAAAGGTGATATACATAAAAAATACATCACTCTAATGAAAGACGCGCAATTTGTTAAGACAAATAGAATCGAAACTATAATAAAATATTTCACTGATATGGACGTCATTCATCAGCGCAAAATGATTATAAATCTATTAATTTATAACAAAGATTTGGAAATTCAATATATTGCATACATGCTTTACGATTTAATATCATCAAGCGGAAGCGATTCAATTCACGTAGATTCAGCTGAACAAAAAATAATATACGACAGTTTCCCGTGGAAAATTAAAATGTTTTTCAAAGAAGCCATGAAAAACACCATACAATATTCACAAGAAACGTTGAATAAATCCGATGTGAATCGCGTTTCATTGGAACAGCAAATTGTTTTAATGAGAACCGGCGAATCTATAAAAGATAAGGCTCTAGCGAAATTGAAAGAGATCAAAGGAAAACCTGACGACCAAGGCAATAAAGCGAAACAATATCTCGAAGGCTTGTTGAGAATTCCGTTCGGAATATACAAGGTAGAACCCGTTTTGAAAATGATAGGCAGCCTGAATAAAAAATTCATAGATTTTGCAAAAGTTAACGGTCCAACTTCCATTTTGAAGAATAAATACACTGCGTTTGAGATGTCAAAATATTTGCGATCTTTTGAAACTTCGACAATTCCGTCAATTCACGAATTCATTCGTTCTTACATTGACGGTTTGAACAAAGGATCACTTCTCGCCGCCGCAAATTTAATAGACGAAACGAACAATTCTAATTTCAAAATCTCTAAAAAAACAAAAAAAGAGCTCATCGAATTTATAACCTCCGCCTTGGAAAACGTTAAAAATGGCGAACGTAAATACGAGTTGTACAAAAATATAACGGCTATTGGCGGAGATGTAGTTGACAAAAATCCCATGCGTCAATACGATATAGCAAAGTCGATGGATTCAGATATCAAAAAAATTAACGGATGTGTTGTTGAAATAACAAGCGCATTGGATCAATCAATTTACGGTCATACGCACGCTAAAAATCAGATTCTTAAGATAATAGCTCAATGGATAAACGGAGAACAATCTGGATATTGTTTCGGATTTGAAGGATCTCCCGGAGTAGGGAAAACCTCATTGGCAAAAAGAGGTCTTGCTAAGTGTCTCCAGGACGAACTCGGTGAATCGCGACCTTTTGCGTTTATCGCGCTAGGCGGGTCCTGTAATGGATCAACATTAGAAGGTCACAATTACACCTACGTGAATGCACAATGGGGAAAGATTGTTGATATTCTTATTGAAACTAAATGTATGAACCCTATTATTTACATAGATGAATTGGATAAAGTCAGTAAAACGGAACAAGGCAAAGAAATAATCGGAATATTAACGCATCTCATAGACTATACGCAAAACGACGAATTCCAAGATAAATACTTCAGTGGAATCCCCATCGATTTATCCAAAGCTCTTTTTATTTTTTCATATAACGACCCAGAACAGATTGATAGAATCCTCTTGGATAGAATTCATCGCATCAAATTCGATAATTTATCATTAGACGACAAACGCGTTATTGTAAACGACTTTGTTCTCCCCGAAATAAATCGAAAAATGGGGTTCGACAATGTAGTCGAATTGCCGAAAGAAACCATTGATTATATTATTGAGTTTTACACGATGGAATCCGGAATACGCAAACTGAAAGAAATGTTGTTTGATTTGTACGGAGAGATCAATATAGAACTACTTAGGGCGTCCGGAATAGATTCGAATGAAACAATAGAAATTCCAATAATAGTTAAAGTTTCAGATCTTGGTAAAAAGTATCTTAAAAAATACTCTCGTATTCACGAAAAACTGATCCATTCGAGTCCCTCAATTGGAGTCATCAACGGTCTTTGGGCAAACGCTCTTGGAAAAGGTGGGATTATACCCATCGAAGTATCATTTTTCCCATCCTCCACGTTTTTAGAGCTAAAACTTACTGGTTTACAGGGCGACGTAATGAAAGAAAGTATGAATATAGCGAAAACCATGGCTTGGACATTAACACCCGACGAAACAAAGCGGGCGCTCATGGAAAAATTTGAATCGACAAAGAATCAGGGACTCCATATTCATTGTCCCGAGGGGGCAGTTTCCAAGGATGGACCGTCAGCCGGAGCCGCGATCACGCTATCAATTTACAGTTTGTTTAATAACATCAAAATTTCGAATACCGTAGCCATAACCGGCGAAATTAATTTGCAGGGAAATATAACGGCAATTGGCGGTCTAGACGTGAAAATTATGGGCGGGATACGCGCAGGAGTAAGGAAATTCATGTACCCGAAAGAAAATCAACGCGATTTTGAAGATTGTCATACGAAACATAAAGATTTTTTCGAAGAGCGCGGCATTGAATTCCAGGAGGTATCTCAAATCCAAGACGTTTTCCAATATGTATACGAAACCGAAAAATAATCGCCGACGATTTTATTTATGCATACTATAATATATAATGGATTTGAACATCGTTAATATAGCATATTTGTTTTTCAGACTCGCGCCTTTTATAATTGTTAGCTATTTCACTCTTCAATCCATATTCAATCAAGATTTGAAGGGTCTTATATATTTAGTCGGATTGATAATAGCAACAGTGTTTACCATTGTCATAGGAAATATTATACCAAAACCCGACGTTTCTCTTGCTCCGACAAACGATGACTTCAAAAAGTATTCAAAGATTAAATGTAATACATTAACTTTGGGATCAAATGAGCCGTTATCTAGACTGCCATTAAGTCAAACAACATTTGGTTATACTCTGGCTTATTTGTCTTACTTTATAGGAGTTAATAATCTCACGACTCAGAATATCCCCATCTTTGTTATTTTCCCCGTATTAATATTAGCCGACATATTCTGGAGTGTTTCCAACAGCTGTTCTTCAAACGAATTGCTGTTATCGGCTCTTATTATAGGTGGCGGCGTTGGCGCCATTTGGGGCTTGATTATAGACTCTACAAACCTGCCCAATCTAACTTACTATAGCGGGGTAAGCAATAATCAAGTATGTTCGCAGCCAAAGCGCAGCCTTTACAAATGCAGAACAGTAAAGAAAAATAACGCTTCTACGCCGAATTCTTAAATTTCGTTTATCTAAATACGATATTTACATTGGTTCAAACGGTAGGTTGCTCGATTTTAATTCTTGACGTTTTCAAGAATTAAACTAAAAATTGTCTCTTCCAAAAAGCCAACAGAATTTTATAAATATTTTTCTAGAGAAAAGGGAGAGGTCGCAATTCGAGAAGCGCGGCTTCTCTTAGAACCGTAGGTTCCCTGTTAATTTACATATCAAAATGACTAATATTTAATGTTAACCAAGATCGAATATTCGAAATGGACGTGGATCTATATAAAAAATTGACGCTTAGTTTTGACGATGATGAAGACCGGTCGTAAACGCGGAAAAAATTTTGTATTATTGCAACCGTATTAGCTAATGAGTATTTATTGTCCAATTCAGATTGCGAAAATAAGGGGAAATTTTTTCTGGAATTTACCGAGTTGTGAAATCTGAATAGCATATCCTTCAGATCTTGCTTAGATTGTATAGAATCAAGATTTATCCCATTCATATATTTTGTAGCATGACTGGCGCAATCTGGACAAGGCAAATTAGAACAAATGGTTACGATAATATTTAATAATTCTTTTCTAACAATAGGGAACGCCTCGTCTTTGACCTTTTCGGCTAATGTATGAAATAAATACCACGTTGGAGCACCCCATCTCATCTTTTCGCTCTGTTCTTGTTTTATTGTTTCTTTTTCTGATTCGGAAATAGCTTTAGGCGGCTGCTGAATCGCCGAACTTGTTATTAAAAACCGCATGTCCGAAACTAGACCTATTTTAGATGAATACTGCATTTTCATTTGTTATTTATATATAGTTTTCATAATAAAAAAATATAAAAATTAAAATAATATATTATATAAAATGAGCTCAAAGGAAATTCTTATCAAAAATATCAAAGAATGGGTTCGAATTGATAATGAAATTAGAACTCTACAAAAGGAACTTATTTCGAGAAAGACCGAAAAAAAAACAATATCGGCGTCTTTGATGGAAATTATGAAGCAGAATGAAATAGACTGCTTTGATATTAATGGAGGGAGTTTGGTTTACAAGAAGAACACAATTAAAAAGC